ACACCTATTACCGCGCCTATCAAACCTCCAACAGCCGCCCCTGGTGGTCCTGCGACTTGGAAGCCTCCTACAGCACCACTGATAGCTCCTGTAATAGCTGCTGCTGTCTTATTCTGCATTTGGCTAGCTGCTGCTACTCCAGCAACTCCCGCGGTTAATCCAAGAGCTTTAGTACCACTAATTGCACCTAATGTTCCTGTTATTCCTTTGGGGATACCTGGTAGTGGCATACTAGGAAGAACTTTGCTTAAAACGGCATTAATAACTTTAATGACAGACGGCATAGCCATAGCTGTTAATACTCCTGCAGCTAAGGCCTTACCAAACTTATCCAAAAAGCTTCCAGGAGTTATTGATAAAGAAGGAAATTGTAAGGCCTTATTAGCACTACTGATCACACCTGAGATTGATGTATTAAAGTTTGATAAACTATCTTGAACATCTTCAAGAGTAGAAGTTAAATCATCTACTTGTCCTGGAAGTTCTGCAATGGCGCTTGCAGCTTCCTGCATCTTATCTGCAGCATCCTGTGCTGCGTCAACAGTATTTTGTAACACCTCAACCTCGGCATCGTATTTCTCTTGAATAGCATCCCGTGCATCTTGTAAAAGCCCAACAACATTATCCCGTTGTTCTTGTTCTGCACTTACAGCATCTTGTCGAACTTTTAATTCCTTTTGTAGAATATCCAATTCCGCTTGATGGGAGTCTTTCAAATCATCCAAGGAATCCTGGATTGTTTGTAGTTCCTCTTGTTTAGCATCAACGGTATCTTTAGCCAAGTCTACTTGAGCTTGTTGTATGTTAATCTGTTTTGTATAAGCAGTCTTTGTTTTAGCAAGAGCATAACCAGCCAGAGTAACTTGATCGTTTGCTGAATCTACTCTTGCGGAAACAGCTCTAAATGAAGCATCGAATTCGTCTTTACCAAGAGTTGTTTCTTTCTTAAGTTGATTCTGAGCTGCGTCTAAGTTTAGTTTAGCTATATCAAGAGCACCTTGAGCAGTATCAACTTCCTGTTGCTGTGCGGTTTTTAATTGGTCTAGTATTTTTTGTGCTGCATCAACAGCTCTTTGTAAATCTTTTAATTGATGTTGTCTTAACTTTATTTCAGTGGTAATTAATCCCTCTTCGGCATCGAAAGATTCTTTTCTAGCATCGATTAAGTCCTGCTCTTGTTGAACTCCCTGTTGTAGCTGTTTAATTTCTTTATCGTATGCTTTTTGAGTAGCCTTAATTTCAGCATCTTTAACTTTTAATATATCCTTCTCATCTTTTTGTTTGGCTTTTAAAGCATCCTGTGCAGCATTAAGGGCTTCTTTTGAAGTGGCTACATCTTCCTTACTAACAGTAGAATATTCTGATGTTGCGGCTGCTGCCGTGTTAATAGGTTGTGTGGTAGTACCTGCTCCTGCCTTAGCAGTCGTTACCTTCGGCATAGTAATATTTACACCTAACATCCTCATAAGGCCACTTATAGCATCTACTATGACCTTAACAACTGCTAAAGTGATATTTTTAATATTGAGCCAGTTATTAGTCCACGCCTCGTAGAAAATAAATACAGCTGTGGCAATTAAACTGAGTCTAATGGCTAGTGTAGATAAAGCCTTACCTACTGTTGCAAGAACTGTCCCAAAGCCAGCGGCCATCCCACCCGTTCCTACAAATGCAGCTCTCAGTGAGGCTGCTCCTAAAACAGTTTTAAGTAACAAAGAAATAAAGTTGGCTATTGCTGCAACAGGAACAATAAAAACCCCTCTAATTAATAGAAGTAGTGGCCCTAATATTGCCAAAAACGCTGCTAGACCAACAACAGAAATTTTAATCAATGGTGGTAGTTCCTTCCAAGCATCAGCAGCAGTTCTAAGTAGGCTAATCATTTCTTTCAAAACTACGCTTAATGTGGGGGCTAAATCATCTCCTATTGACGCAGCGACTTCTTTAACACTGTTTGCAAATACAGTAAAAGTTCCAGCTAAACTAGTTGCTTGTAGATCAAATTGTTTGGCTACTAGAGTCCCTTTATTCCACTCCCCACGGGCAGCTGTTAGCGACGTTTTCAAGAGATCTGTGTTGTTGGCTAAAAGCAACATTGATTTCGCACCAACAAGACCAAAAACATTGGTTACAAGAGCTGTTCTTTCTGTTTCGCTTCTAATTTGACCAACTCGCTGTAGAAATTCTAGAAGCACTCCAATTATATCTTTATCCATTCTCTCTTTAATTGCCTTAGTTGAAACACCTAAGGCTTGGGCAACATCCGAGGCTTTGACTGCAAATTGGGTTAAAGCAGCATTAAACTCGGTACCTGCTCTTGTTGCTGGGGCACCAACGGCAACTAAGGTACCCATAGCAGCGGTTACATCCGCTAAGCTAGCATGGAAAGTAGCAGCAACAGGAACTGCTCTTCTCATAGCATCCATAGTTTCCTGTAAGGTTCCAGGAAGAGTGTTACCTACTGCTAGAAAGGCAGAAGTAATTTTGTTTATATTTGAAAAGTCTTTTCCTGAAGCTTTGAAAGCAAAGGCTAGCTTTGCTACTAAATCTGCAACATCTCCTATGGTAGCGGTTAGATCTGTTCCTGCTGCTTTCTTGAACTTTGCAATACCAACTGAGAAATTAGTAATAGCCGCTTGACCAGTAATACCTGCTCTAGCAGCAGCTACTCCTACAGCCTGCAGGTCAGATACAGTTAAAGGAGTTTGAGTAGCAATTTTTCTGAATCCTTCTGTTATAGCGTTCGCTGATTGAGCGCTGATTCCTGCGACCCTTTGTATTTCGATAGATCCTTGCTGAAAAGTAGTAAATGTTTTTACAGCAGCTGTTGCAGCGGCAACTACAGGTAGGGTAACTCCTACTGTCATTGTTGTTCCGAACTGCATCAAAGCAGCACCGAGAGAATTATAGGAGAATAGTAAACTAGTAGCGGTGTTCTGAGCAGTTTTTTGCCAAGCCGTTAAGCGGGTAATATTTGCATCTACAGCAACTCGTTGAGCAGCTATAGCTTGGGTAGCCTGTCCAAGCTGACTTACATTTACAAAACCTCCTACTTTAAATCCTTTGCCAGTTATATCTTGTAATTGTTGGGCTACTGCTTGGGTAGGCACTCTAAGTTTAGTTGCTAGTTGTCGTTGAGCTTCAACAATTTTCTCATTCTGAGTTGCAATGGATTTACTTACGTTCGAACCAAGCTTTTGATAAGTAATTCCGAGATCATCCGCTATCTTTTTTTGACTTTGACTGAATGTAGAAAAGGCTTTTTCAGCCCCTTGAAGGTCGCCTTTATATTTCTTCCATATCTCGTCTAAGAGATATTTCCCTACTAATTCGGTAACAAGTTGATTCGATGCTGATGCCACTGCCATTATTTATTACTTTGAGGAGGCTTTGAGGCTTTTCCTACTTTTACAGGGAATCCAGGAAGTTGCCATTGGAGTTGTTTAACTCCACCTACGTCACCTGGAACCGCACTAGTCCGTGGTCCTGCAGCTGGGAATGGGATTGGCATGTCTGTCCATTTCGATTTTTGTGTGTCCACATGCAACATGAAATGCAATTTCCATTCTTCGTTTTTCTCCTCGGCCGCAAGATTCGCTGCTAACATTACAAGTTCCCAAAGTTCCTCCCAATAAAGTCCTTTCGCGATATAATCTTTAGTCCAACCGTACCGAGAAGCCAGTACGTCTACTATCCAATTAAAAAAGCTAACGGATGGAAGCCTTCCTACTTGGCCACTAGTGCCCCTAGCTTCTCCATAGGGGCGACGGAGTTTTTTAGGTTTTCCACCACGTTGTTTAACGCTAAACCTTTTCCAAAAGCTTCAGCTATTTCCTCTGGATACGCCTTTTCTAATAGCTCTTCCTTTGGCATCTGTGCACAAATAGCAACAAATTCAGCAGTATGCTCGGGAATTTTAATAAACAAACCCCCAAGTTGGTCTGGATTCATCTTTTCAACGTCTTCTGCACTTGAGGCCGCTGCTTTTAGGATTTCTCCAAATACGCCTTGAAGCTTGTAGAACTCGCCTGCTTTAAGTTTGTGGATAGTAACTTCTTCGTTACCAATAATAATTATATCTTCTAGTTTCGTTGTTGATTTGCTTTGAGAACTAGAAATAGTTGGGGTTTCCCCCGCTTCTTTAGATTGTTCTGATTTTGATTCTTCATTCATAATATTAGACTTCTCCTTCTACTTCTACTGAAGCGCCTTACTTATTAAGTAAGAGCTTGCTTCACGGAGAACAGCTGATGACCAGAAGCGTGAGTTGTATCTGCGTGTGCAGTAAACGTCACTGTAACGGCCGATGCCGAGTCTCGATTAAAGCTCATTTCAAAACCACCAGGTAGACACTTAAAGAATGTCCATGTGGTTAACAAACCATTATCACTATCCGCTACTTCGAACATTAGCGGTACATAAGTAATGATAGTTCTTCCACCAGCTGCTACTTTTTCATAGCCTGCTGCGGATTTAGAGACATTTTGGCTAATAGCCAACTTGAGGTTTGTTACCTGAGATTCGAGCATATCGAACTTGACGGTAGCTGTTTCACCAGTAATAGCAGTAGCTACAGGCGGTAGAGTTTGGTCAGCGTAGATATCTGTGGTGTCTGCTGTATAAGCAATAGTAATCCCACCAGTAGTAGCTCCTAGGTTAGTTCCGCCAGTTGTACCAATGTAAAAACCATCGACATCAACTGTGTTTACGGTTCCACCAACTGATACATACCCCGCACCTGTATTAATGTTTGCAACTGTAATAGCCACTTTAGTTCCTTTCGTTATAAAATCGTAATTAGAAACTTGTCCTCTTTAACTATTTCCTGAACCTCTGTGGCTTATACTATTCCTTAATATATCTTCTAACAATCAGAGATAGTTTGTCCAGTCCAACTTTTTGATGGTCGATTATATTACGCCAGCTTTCATCGATCTTAGATTTAACGATTTCCTTAAACTCATCTGCGTACTTTCTGTTTTCTATTTCTGTACACAGCTGAGCAGTTAATTTTCTAAGTTCAAGATAAAGATCGCCACTAATATCATTGATCGCTTCTGCGACACCTGGTTCTTGTTCAATCGTAATACCTGTCCATTGCACCCACTTTTGTTCTAAAGTTATTAAGAAAGATGGTTTTTGACTAACTTTCTTTTCTACTTTAGTGGCTGCCACTACCTCGACTTTTTCAGCTTTTTCACTCATTTCATACCCTCTATCTATGCCTTTGGAGCAGATACTAATCTATATCTAGTATATGTTGTCCAAATCTTAGCTTCAGTGTCATATCGTTGCTCCAAAGATTCTCGATAGCAACTGTAGCAAATGATGTCAGTATTATTTAATGACCGTGGCCCATGAAGCAAAGTTTTAATTCTTTGTTCAATGTTGTCACTTTGTTCGGACTTTACATCACTACTAAATATAGTAATTCTAAAAAACGTTTCGGTGATTACACCGCTGTCTGTATTCTCATCGTAGATATTATCATTATTAAAGATTATCTCGTATACTACCATTGGATAGCTAACTTCCCTAGGAGGATATTGATGAAATATTTTTATCCCACCAAGCAAGTGTGTCAAAGTGCTATCTGTACTTAGTTTACTGAATATTGATTTTTTTAGCAAGTTTAGGTTAATCATATTACTGATAGTTGTTCCCCAGTTTCTCTATGAATAGCTCCTGGAGAATCATACCATCTATTTCCTTTTTCAAAACCAGAATCAATTCTTCTCTTAGAGGTGCTTCGTACTTCAAGGAAAGCAGCTTCCCAATAATGTAGCCCAGGAACCCAGGTTCGATTCGCAATCCCGCTAGGACCTGCGTAGTGTCCAAATTCCACCCACTCTGCATATGGTGCTACTCTCCCATCGACAATTGCCTCTCCTTTAAAAGTAGATTGTGTTTCTGTAAATTTTTTCAGTCTAATAGCGCTTGATAATCGTCCAGTAGGGTTTTCTGGGTAATTTAAAGCATTTTTTTTAGCTATATCTATAAAAGTCAGTGTTTGATTTCTAATTTGATTAAAAAATAAATTTTTAAGCACTGAGGATGTAGAGTTAGCTCTAGTAGCAGCCTTCTGTCCCCCAGTCATTGCATACTTAACTTCCATCATAAGTACCTCGGATCCCCTAAATTTTCTAATACCATTATAATATGGTGACCTGACGCATATGTTTTGTTCGCTGCTGCGAAGTGCTCAACACCAATTACTCTATGCTTTAAATTAGTTGTCAGGTCAGTAACCAAATCTTCTACTTTTATATCTAAAACAGCACCGTTTTGATAACGATCTATATATCCTGCATGGGTTTGTCGGTGGGCAATTCCTTGAAGTTCATAAACATCCAGAGATGTTCTTGGGCGAATCAAAGCAGGAATTCCACTATAAACAACAGCATTGGAATCAGAGAATTCTCCAATATCGTTTAAGCTTCCACTAGCTCTGGAAACATTTATACTTGTCGTAAATACTCTAGGTAATAAAGTTGTTAAAGACATATTAACCTAATGGGCCAAAGAATCCTGTGCCTCTCATTGGTTGTCGATAACCACGCAGTAATTCAAATACTGGATCAGCACCTACTTGGCCCACACCTTTCTGCCCAGGCGAATTAACGAATCTTTCACTGTAATCACCAATTGTAAACCCTGCTAACTCTTTAGCATCGCCTTGAGTAACATTAACTAATTGCTCGATTAAAGTGGCGGTTGCTTGTTGGATTCTTGCTGGAACATATGTATAGCCTGCGGTATAAACTACAGCAGCTTCTGGAACAATTGGACTTGCTGTAAAATCAGATGTAATTATTCTAAGGCTTGGAATAGCGGATGTAAGACCAAACCATTCAATATAACCTGCTTTGTTATTGATTCGAAAATCAGCGGGATCTAAAGATACACTTCCTGCTAATGGGTTGGTCATCACAGAAACTGAAGTTACAGTTACAATTGGTCGATGTCGAAGCTGAATATGTAACCCACTAGTCTTCTTATCCACAACACAACGGATTGTTTCAGCGTATTGCTGATAATTAATCGTATCTCCAAGATGGTTGTCAATTATAGCAGTAGCTTTGTTGATATACTTCTGTAACTGGGTATCCGTTTGATTGCTTAAATCTAATGTTGATAGATCTCTAAGCTCTTGTGGTACAAGGTAGCCTTCTCTAATTGTTGTAACAACTTCGTAATACTGGGTATGTTCATAAGTAGTCCCTAAGATAATGAACTGCCAAAGGGCTGTATAAATCCCTAACTCGTCACTATCAGCAGCGGCGACCGTATATTTATAACGCCCAGTTGATACATGCGTAATATTTGTATCGTCGGTAATTCTAATATCTCCTGTAGTGTCTTGGATAGATTTAATCTTTATACTAGATGGGTCTGTTAAGACTCCATTGAAAAGAATTTCTATCTCGATGGAATCTTCTTGATTCAAAAGTATTTGGTCCATTATGAGCTCCTTATAATATAACCTTTCGCATTGACCCACCTCTTAGTTGGGTTAACCGCGTCGGGTATCTCATTAATAATTACACGACTAGGGATTTTCTCTTTTACTTCTATTCTCGGAGCTAAGACTTCTCTGGCACCTACTGTAACAGGTGTTTCTATTTCCTTCACGTCAACGTGAGGAGTTAAAACGTCTGTAATATCAGTATACTGTGATTTATCTACTATTTCAATTACTTCCAGTGTTTGAAGCCGTGCTTTGGCTGTACATGTCTTAGTTTCGACATAAATTAATCTCGCTTTGGCTGTTATTAAAACTTCCTCGGTTCTTTCAATACGACCTTTGGCTGTAACAGTTTTAATTTGACCTAGTTGTTTTATGCTGGCTTTAGCAGAAACAGTCTTACTTACAACTCGTTCAATTCGTGCCTTGGCTGTTAGAGTTTGCTCTTCAGGTACTTCTATCCGTCCCTTTGCATTTACAGAACGTTCAATTGTTCCTTTAATATCAGCCTTGGCTGTAACAGTTTTAGTTCTGAGTTGTTTAATTCTTGCCTTAGCAGTAGCAGTTTTGGTTAGTAATTTCCTGATTCTAGCCTTTGCATCTACGGTCTTTGCTCCAGCAGTTCCAATTCTAGCCTTAGCGTTTACTGTTTTAGTTATTGTAGAACGGATATCTGCTTTTGCAGTAACTGTTTTAGTTACATCTACAGTTTTAATCCTAGCCTTCGCTAGTGCAGTTTTGGTTTGACCAAAGATTGGTGATGGTGAGGCCGAAGGTGATGCCGACGGCGATACACTCGGCGATATAGATGGGGATATACTTGGTGATACCGACGGACTAATACTAGGACTTGCTGAAGCAGATATGGAAGCACTAGGGCTCACACTAGGACTTATTGATGGGCTAATCGATGGTGAAGCGGAAGCACTAATCGAAGCACTAGGACTTATCGATGGGGAGACCGAAGGCGATACGCTAGGGCTCACCGAAGGGCTAATGCTTGGACTAATGCTCGGGCTGACGGAAGGACTTGCACTTGCTGAGACTGAAGCACTTGGACTTATAGAAGGAGAGATACTAGGCGATATCGAAGGACTTATGGAAGGTGAGACCGAAGGACTCTTACTCGGCGATATAGACGGTGAAATACTAGGACTTACACTCGGTGAAGCACTAGCCGAAATACTCGCTGAAGGTGATACCGAAGGAGAGACGCTCGGGCTAACCGACGGGCTCTTCGATGGTGAAACTGATGGACTTATACTTGGACTTACACTCGGACTTTTAGAAGGGCTTACAGAAGGTGACGCACTGGCTGAGATCGAAGCGGATGGAGATACCGATGGGGAAATACTCGGACTAACCGAGGGTGATACGGAAGGCGACTTACTAGGACTAATACTTGGTGAGACAGACGGACTTAAACTTGGGCTAATAGATGGGCTGGCACTAGCTGATATACTAGCCGAAGGGCTGATTGATGGGCTTACACTTGGGCTCACACTTGGACTCACACTAGGTGATACTGATGGTGAGACCGAAGGAGATATACTAGGACTTTTACTAGGACTTATCGAAGGGCTAGCGCTAGCGGATATGGACGCACTTGGGGAGACCGAGGGACTAATACTAGGCGATACTGAAGGCGATACAGAAGGACTCGCACTAGCAGATATGCTAGCACTTGGAGACACAGATGGTGATTTACTCGGTGAAACGCTAGGACTGACAGAAGGACTCTTCGACGGACTTACACTTGGACTTGCCGATGCTGAAATTGACGCACTAGGACTTACTGATGGAGATACGCTCGGCGACACCGAAGGACTTACCGAAGGACTTACGCTTGGGCTGACACTAGGACTCTTACTTGGCGAGACTGATGGTGAGACCGACGGTGATTTCGACTCACTTACTCCTTCTGATGGGCTGGCTGAAGGTGATACACTCGGGCTAATCGAAGGGCTTACACTTGGAGACAGACTTGGCGAGACGCTAGGAGAAGCACTAGCACTAATACTAGCTGAAGGTGAGATAGACGGACTTACGCTAGGACTAATAGACGGACTAACAGAAGGGCTAGCACTGGCCGATATAGAGGCACTCGGCGAAATAGATGGGCTTATTGACGGACTAACTGATGGACTTACACTTGGCGATTTTGATGGGCTGACCGATGGGCTAACGCTCGGTGAGATACTAGGACTTATCGAAGGACTAGCTGACGCTGATATGCTAGCACTTGGAGAAATACTCGGACTCACTGAAGGTGATATAGATGGCGATATACTAGGACTAATACTGGGTGAGATTGAAGGAGAAACACTTGGACTAGCCGAAGCGCTAATACTAGCCGAAGGGCTGATTGATGGACTGATACTCGGGCTGATCGATGGACTGATGCTAGGACTCACTGATGGTGATACCGATGGTGACAAAGAAGGTGACTTGCTAGGACTAATCGATGGGCTAGCGCTTGCCGATACGCTGGCAGATGGAGATATGCTTGGACTAATACTCGGCGAAACGCTCGGTGACAAAGAAGGCGAAATGGAAGGAGAAATACTAGGTGACACCGAAGGCGATATACTCGGACTTACCGAAGGACTGGCACTAGCAGATATGCTTGCTGATGGGCTGGCTGACGGGCTCACACTTGGACTCACACTAGGGCTAACCGAAGGGCTTGCGCTAGCAGAGATTGAGGCGCTTGGAGATATACTTGGACTTACCGACGGTGAAATCGACGGGCTAATCGATGGGCTAACGCTTGGGCTAACCGATGGGCTTACACTCGGTGACACTGACGGT